TATCTATAATGTATGCAGACAATCCTGCTTTAGCCATAACATATCCGTTACGACTATGGTATCTATCTTCACCTGCAAGACTAGGAAGTTGTATAATCAAACAACCACCTGCTTCTCGCATTTGTTGATGATGTAGATGTCCATGAAACCAAAGTTTGTGAGAGGTTTTACCCCACGCACTTCTCTCTTCGTGAGCCATCAAAGCATTTAGTTTATTCATAACTTTACCATCACCGTGAGTAAATCCAATCAAATTATTACCGTATGTAACATATTGTCTAATTTCGGGAGAAACTACTACGTTTACATCCTCACAATCTTTGTAATAAGCGTCAAGGTACATCATTAACATAATACTTGTATGTCTATCGTGATTACCACCCATAAATATTAACTCAACATCAGAAACAGTCCTCAAAAGGTCAATATGTTGTCTAGCCAAATCACAACCTTCCATCAATATTTGTGCAGGTGTAGCGGCCATATCTTGTGCTGTACCCTTTGTAGTTGTACCAACGTCGTTATCTACATGAAACCAATCAGACCCCACACCAACGTAAAATCTTTCCGGTTTACTAGGTAGTCTCTTCAACAACTCTTCGGTCTTTGTCAAAACTCTATGTCGTGCCTCTTCTAAGTCATAACTTTGTCCAACTTCATCAACCCAACCATATTTACCAAAATGTAAGTCAGTTGGGGAAAGTACGACGGCAAAATCACCTTCTTTTTGTGTTTTAGTACGCTTTACGGAAGCAGGCTTCCACTTTTGTGCTATTTCCAAGAAATCTTTTTTGACTGTCTCGTTAAAGTAGTTATATTTCATAGCGTCTTTCTCGACTTGCCTCCATCTTTTGCCTTCTGCCTTCTTAATAATTTCAATTTTACGCATGGCTAATATTTCGTCAACCAAATCGTCAACGGTGTTACCTTCTATCTCTTTATCTGTAAATGGTTGCATACCATGAGTCCATTTGTTAACTCTAACGTATTCACTTATCCAAACAGGCGGCATTTCAAACTCTCTAGCCATTTCTTCAACTGTTAAGTTACCTCCCGCCTCAGAATATGCTTTTTTCATGGCTCGATGTTTTTCACCCTCCACTACATAGAATCCATCTACTGCTTCCATTACTACCAAGTATTTATCTGCCGTTTCATCGTGATATACTTTCGTTCTTTCATTTATGACTGCATGATACTCTTCTTTATCCTTAAATGGACTATTTCCTTCCTTCATCCACCTTTGAATAGCAGAACGCCAAGCATTCTTTGAACGCTTTGGCTCGACTTCGTGTAGAAACTCAGCAAACTCACTAATGTTACTAAAACTTCTATCTTTCGCAAACTTCTCGATGAGGTCTTTGCCTCCATGCACCCTTCGCATAAACAAGGATAAATTGAAGGGATATATAAGTATTAGCATAATAATTTCTATTGTTTTGGTCTTTTACAAAATAAATAAACCGCTAGACTGCTAGGCTGTCTGTAATTATTTTTATTTCTTCTATAATATGTTTGGTAAGCCCCCTTACCCTCTATTAGTTAACGTAGTTAACTTCTCTACATTAAAGAAAAAAATAAAAAAATAAAAAAAAATAGAGCAGTAAAGCGTTTTATTCTTTCAGTAAATCACAAAAACATTAAAAAAAATAAAAACGAAGTATTAAACGTCAATTATACCCTCGATATGATATGGCCGAGCGTAGCAGGTGGAATATATTTCGTGGTAACACCAAAAAAGAGAATCCTAATCCAATTATACAAAGAGCAGGTATGATGATTGAGCCTTTTAATCAAGTAGCGGGAGTACCCGATATTGTACGTGATACTGAAAGATTAAGAAAAGACAGTAACCATGACAATGAGTTTGACCTTTATGATAGTATGTTAAAGTTAGACCCCGAACTAAACGGTGCTGTTCGTGCTGTTTCTCTTACGGCTAACAACTATGAGATAAATTATACCAACGGTAGAAACGCTCAGATAAGAGATGCAATACGTGAGTTAGTTGAAGATACTCTTGATTTTGATGACATTATGATAAATGCTATGCGAAGTCTTATGGTTTACGGAAATGACATAAACAAAATAGTCGGTAAACAAGGTGTAGGTATTACTGACATACAAAGTTTACCCGTAAAACAAATTACCATAGTTGATGAAAGAGGTGGCTTAGGTTCTTACTTCGTTGCTGACGAAGATAACCCAATCATCAATGCTAACATCTATATGTTAAGAGAAGGTACATCCTACGAACGTGCTATCCCTAAAAATGAAATACTACACATAAGGATAGATTATCGCTCTAATTGGTTTACCGATAATAAATTACGCAGAACCTACGGTGTGTGGGGCGCAAGTAGATTTACGTCGCTAAAGCAACCAATACGCATGAAATATAACAGTATGAACAATCGAGTTTCTTTAGAGGACTCAATGACAAAGCAGTTTATCACAATAGACAAATCTGCTATCGAACACATACAAGACCCTGCTGAACAAGCACAAAGACTTCAACATATTATGGATGAAGTTATTACTCTATTCGAGGGACTGCGAGGCGACCAAATACCTGTTCTCCCTCATTACGTAGAATTACATCACGTAGATGTAGGCAACAGTTTGCCGAATAACACAGGCTTCCTCGACACAATAAATGCTGATATTGCAGCCGTACTACAAGTACCAAGAGTAGCAGCAGGTCAAGAGAAAGGCTCAACATTTGCCGCAACATTCAACGCTAACCTTTGGGCGGTCCAAGCCATAAGTCGTATGCACAGAATCTTGAGTGAATCAGCAACAAAAATATTTATGATGCACTTAGACTTGTTAGGTATCTCTTACCGCAAACAAGATTTGCCTACAATTAAGTTTGAGGCTATGGATAGTGAAACACCACTAAATATAATGCAAAGAACCGTTATGGGTTACAATGCAGGACTTCTTACACTAAACCAATCTTTTGATTTGCTTAACTTACCAACCATAGGTAAAGAAGGTGATGAGAGAAAGATGACAGAAGCGCCAAAGCAAGTAGGGGATTTACCAAGAGAAAACTCACAGGATGGTGCGAGCGACCTTGTGGAATGAGTATCTTCTGACAGGTATATACGTAATTTGTTTCCTAGTAGGGGCTTTATTAGGCAAAGTATTAATAAGACATAAGGGTAGTGGAAAGAACATGACTCAGATGAAAATGACGAATCCAAACGAGACTTTAATGTTAACTTTTGGTATGGGTGTCGTTATGGCTTGGGTAGTTATAGCAGCAACAGCATCTTATTTTAGTATCGTAGAACAACGTGAGATTTCAGATTCACAACTTACAGTTATTGGTCTATTAGGTGGTCCGGCACTTCTAATTATTACTAGTGTATTGGATTTATTTAAGGGTAAAGAAAGTGCTAAAATTGCAGTATTACCCGACAGACTTTCTGCTGATGTTCAAGCAACTGACGCTGAAAAGACTCACGTAAGACTACTAGAAGAGTTTAAGATGAAGCATGACCTAGAAATGGAGAAAATGCAAAAACAACACACTTTAGATATGGAAGCATATCAAATTACTAACGGAAAAACAAAGGAGTCGAAAAAATGAATAGTAGCATTTGGTGCGGCTTTTGTACTTTAGGTAATTGTTGGGAATGCCCCGAAGGTCAAGAGTAGGTTAATAAGACATTCCTTAACTGAAACATATCATGTCGTGTGGATGCGGTTGTAGTGGCGAAGTAGTAGCATACGAAGAATGGGATGAAGAAGATGTTACGGCTGCCGAGTATCAAGGGCGTAGCGTTACTCTCAATAAGCCTTTTCGTACATCGGGTGCTAGTAAAAAGTTCGGAGTTTATACTAAAAATGATAATGGTAATGTAGTCTTAGTAAGATTTGGCGACCCTAACATGGAAATAAAAAGAGATGACCCCGCTAGAAGAAAAGCGTTTAGGTCTAGGCACAATTGCGACAATCCCGGCCCAAAATGGAAGGCACGTTATTGGTCTTGCAGACAATGGCGTGGTGGTAAAAAAGTAGAAGCAGGTATGGAAGATTACATATTCTCAACACCCGAAGGAGCAAGACAAAAATCAATGGAAATAGGTTTTGATGGGGCTACACACATGGACCGCATGGCAGATGGTACACCTATGTATTTCCCCGGCCCTAACGAAGAAGAGTTCCAAATGTGGTTTGATAAAAATGATTCTCACGATGCAAGCGCATCAGAGTGCAATTGCGGTAACGTAGAAGCAAAAGACGCAGACGACCCTTGCACAGAAGGTTACGAACAATATGGTATGAAAATGAAAAACGGTAGAAAAGTTCCTAATTGCATACCTATCGCAGAGGCAAAAGAAATGAAGAAAAAAGCCGATGCCGTAGAAGCAGCATTACCTAAACCTATGGGAGATGAATCTCACGATGAGTTCATGAGTAGGTGTATGGGTGATTCTAAAATGAACGAAGAGTTTTCTAATGAAGAACAAAGATATGCTGTATGTATGAGACAGCACGAAGGCCATGAGTTTGATGAACAAGCATATTACAAAAAGAAAGAGGATGAAGAAGCATCTTATCACAGTTCATGTGATGTTGGATATGAAATGAAAGACGGTAGATGCCAAAAAGTAGCAGTTACTTTAGACTTAAAACTAGAAGAGATAGAGGCAAAACTTATTGCTGAAACAGGTAAGACTGTTTACGAAATACGTGGTATAGCATTCCACGAAGGTATGAATAAAAACAATTGGTCTTTGACCGAAGAAGGTGCTAGAAGTGTCGCACAACAAATGAAAGATTCAGACTTAACACTATATCATCCGGCAGCAAATGAAAATGGCGCAGGATTTACAAGAAACGAAGAAGGCTTAGAAGAATCTAACGTAGGTAGGATAGTAGGTGCTTCTTTCTTCAAAACAGAAGGTGGCTACGAAGTAAGATATGTAGCGCACGTAACACAAACAGAATTATTCCCAAGTTTAGCATCCGGTCTATGGAAGGAAGATGGGTACGGCGTAAGTATTGGTGGTTCAGGTATTCCTGTATCAGCAGACGAAAACGGACTTGTATTCGGTGAAGATTTCACTTTCGACCACTTAGCATTGGTAGTAAAACCCGCTTATGACAGAGCAAACGTAGAATCTATCGAAAAAATAGTAATCGAAGAAGAAATGATAGCAAGTAAGCCAACCTTTATAGGTCATTCAATTGCTGACGTTAATCAACCAACGGTGAAAAGTATGACCGAAGAAGAAAACATAGAAACAAATTATGAAGCACAAATCGAGGCTATGCAGGCTGAGT